CCGGAGACTTTCTTAACCTCCCGACGGGCAGTGGATTTGAACTGATAAATCAGTCCGTTACCCTAATAAATCGGGTATACCCGTGGGTGGTATTGAAAGATCTCAATTTTCCTACTAGGGGGTGTATTTAAAGACTACACCCTACCGGTCTAGAGTTCTTGAAAGAAAGGATCTAGAGGACCTAATTGAATACTACTTAGCCCTTATAGGGTTACATTGTGTGACAAATATGGTTACTTTTTACCATATTGAACTTGTCATGCCGTGTATCTTTTCAACCTTTCAGTTGAAAGATCTGGCGTTTCAATTAGTCCTTTAGATCTTAGTACTTCCTCTAATGCCGAGGTTCGGTTCCCAACCGTGAAGACCGGATGTGTTCTGTAAATTTTGAACGCATCCTTAAAACTTTGAGATTCGGACGCACTGATACTTATCATATCAGGTGGTCCTTCTTTCAAAGCTCCTGTCCAACTCAAACAGTCTGGATCTCAATGATCCGGTTCTATAAGAGTGGACTTGGACTTCACAGCGTTGAGTAGTGTTTTGAGTAGACCAGAGTTGAACGTGTTGATCATATCATACTTCCTCCCTATAAATATTTTACAAGGGTGGGGGATAACTACTGCTTTGATTAGCAGTGGAAATCGCACATTGAGATGAGCAAATCCATCGCTCTGCTCAATGGCTATGACTGATCTCAGTTGAACATACTGGTCTAATGCTCTACTAGCTACTCTTCGTCAAGGAGTGAGCCGTATCAGTTCTTTACTACGTTCGAGTCCGGCCGTAGTATAATCTTCAGATATCTTATCAAGTAATGGATTAATATCCATCTTGAATTCCTTCTCAGAGTTATAAAATCTCTCGAAAGGGAAGTCTGAACGATTATAAGAGGCTAAAGACTTAGAAAGCATCATCTTGACTACAATTTTAATAAATCTTGTAGCTTCCTCTTCAGGAAGGAACTTAGGTTTCTCATGACTGGGTCTATAGTATTCTAGCACAGTATATAATACTTGCTGTGCAGGTACCATACCCCGGAAGTAGTAAATTAAGTTCTCACAGATCAATGCCTTCTTGGTTAAGTTTCTGAATACCTTTTCTGGGAAAAATCTTTTATTCTCATAATCAGTTCTTCAGATCCTTAACCATTTAGTCACGGATTCGGGGATACCACACTTTAGCAAGTGATCCCTATCTTGCTCAGCTATTAAGAGAGGTACAAGATTTGAAATACTTCTACCGCATTCTTTTAATGCTGGCAGTGGGAATGGAGTTATTTCTTCTCCATAATAGATTCATCTCTTGGCAAATTCACATAATATTTTACTTTCATGTGTTTTAGCTTCAGAGACATCTATTTGATAAAGCTTAAGCTTTTCCCTGTACTTCGTATATAACTCTCTGTCTCCAAAAAGTATATCATCGCCTAGTAAACAGTATTTTGCTGAATACCAGGGCTTCTTTAGTTCAAAACAGCTCTCAAACACTATAAAATGGTGAGTGAGAGCGAATGATCCTCAAGAAGAATAGGCACCCATAGGATTTCCTGCCTCGTATTTTATAGCAGGTCATTCCATGTTCCCTTTTTTAAAATAAAAGGGTGTGCTTATCATGATGTCCTTTCAAGATTCCACAGTTTCTTCAGGTAGATACCCATTTAATACTTTACATATTAAATTAATGGGCATCCTATCAGTAGCGTCTTTAAGATCGCAACTGAAATATTCTTTTCATCCATAAATTTTGGATTTAAAAGAACCCTGATTGAACGTGTAATCTTGGGGGATGGACCTAAGTATCCTAAATAGGTGGGAGTGTAGTTTCTTTAATACACTTTGTGAGAAGTAGTCTAAAATTCCGACTACTCTTACTTTACCCTCCATATCTGGGAAAACACTTAGTTTTCGAAGACGGCCAGGTGTGATATCGATACCAAGGCTGTGACCCAGAGGAGAGAATTCATCTCTCAACAATTTTATCTGGGAAACAACTTTGGGACCACCTAACTTGCCAAGGTTATCGATGTAAGAATCGGTGAGTGACATACAGTCATTCATCAAATTCCTCATCGCATGGCCATTAGGCCCGATCTTGGTAGTTAGATGTCAATCGGTTCACGCTAACGACTTGGGGTTACGTTCCAATTTACTCCGTCCCAGTCTACCTCAAAATTGAGTAATAACTCGAGTGCGCCCTCTCCATGTACAATCATTGTTGTACTGGTTGGGAGTCACTATCGAGCTAAAGTCAATTTTTATTGGTAGTCTGAGAAGTCTTGGTGAGAATAATAGAGTAGTCAGCAACTTCCTTTCGGAAGGTGTTCCTATTTCTAATCTCTTCAAGACCTTGGAGAAAATAGGGCGTCAACCCTTGGGAGGGAAGCTTTTCATATGTTTCCTTTCGGGACCTGAGGATCCTAGAATTTTAAAGATCCTCTGTCGATTCTGTTTAAATAATAACAGATTCTTCCTGATTAGATTTTTATCAGGTGTCTCAAAAGGAGTTCATATGTCCTTTATCAATCTCAAATCCAGACCGGACTCTGCACAGGTTCACCCCATGCAGAGGCCTCCTCATTTAAGAGTCTTGACAATGAGAGAGACGTTTGATCTTTGGAACTGGAAAGCCTTATTCAATATTATATAGGGCTTATAGATTATCTTAGAGCGTAATTTTCGTTTAAAATTACCTCTAGGAGAAATCTTTTTTATATTGATATTATTTCTATTTATCTTTATAACCTTTCTAAATTTCATTCTCTCTCTCATATCTTTTTTCTTAAATGAAGGTTCCAACTTACCATTTAACCCTATAAGGGCTATGGCGGTGGTTGGAGCACCGGAGTTGGGCAAGACCATCTCTAAGGAATAAGGTATAAATACAGAGGTGTTATCGGTGAAGTATCAAATCCACACGATACTTTTAGCCGTATACACTTGTATATTATATCTTCAGACCTTAGAGTCCGGACCACTTGCCGTGGTACCATCAGTTTTTCACTGATGGAGATGCCTCCTGTCTATGATAGATTACATATCTAGGCGACACGTCCATAGTGTCCTAC